CCGCCGTGATAAAGGGGAGATTGACCGTGGACTCGACTTGCTGGCTGTAGTGCGCAGGTCGAAATGGCGAATTGCGCGGCAAGATGGCAAATGACCCATGCGCGTAGTTTAACCGCAAAAGGCATGATTCTCCTTTTTGCGGCTCTCGCGTGAAGTTTTTTTATTAAAATTCTTGCCCAATTAAAATATTTTTAATAGAGCCTTAAAACACAAAATCTATACCAAGAAGACTTATATTGTCGGATAATCACGGCCGACTTTAATTGATTACAAAATTGTACATCCCGTATTTTTTGACGACGAACTTGAATTCGTCCCAATTTCGCTCGTTGTTCCAGTGTCAAACAAAGTCCCTCTGGCGGATGTGGGTATCTCTTCCCAATCCCACTCCTCTTCAGGGTATGCTCGTAGTGAAACAGACACATGTCTATAGGTTTCACCATATTCATAAACCCATCCTGACGGTTGGTCGAACTCATCAAAAAGCTGGCGTTTTCTGGCACTTCCCACGCATGTCGGGTAAATGTACATATATTCATAGTTTTGTTCGCAACGAAAGTCAACCGAGTAGGCCTGTCTCCTGCTGTCACTCATTGGTGATAAAACGCAAGGGTCTGGTGGGTCTATGTTATCAATCGTATCCTGAAAGTTCGGGTGAGTGTCAATCTTCTCGCGCATTTCACGCGGTGCAGGGTCTGCCGAGGTGACTTCCCCAAAATCCGCTGTCAATAGTGCATATATCCAACAACCATCTGGAAAATACGCTTGTGTCCAATCAAAATGAACGACTGCGCAAGTCACCGAATACGAGACATCAAGATAAACAGTATCTTGGACGCGTTGTTCAGAGGCATAAAACTCTTGCCCGACTTCCTCGTTGGGTGCAACGTATACTCCGCCATTGTGATACTCTGTTTCCTCCTCGTTATGCCATGAATACTCGCCAAATGGCTCTAAGTCACGCCATTTGTCTTTCCAGAACTCCAACCTCTCTTCGACCCAAGAATCAAGTGTCCCTACCAAGTCCAAGCCACCAGTTAGACTATCCTGAAATGTATAGGAGTAACAGGTTACAGTCATTCCGGGTGGAGTCTTCGGCTTCGGCGGAACTCTCATCCATTTAGCCGCATTAAGAACGTCCATAATTTCTTTCACCACAGCAAATCGCGGCTCTTTTGAGTCGTGCGTCGCAATCAACCCCGTATGAATGGCAACAAATCCAGCACCGCTCCCGCTGCCGACTTTGACAACCACTTTATTTAATGCGGTCTGTACGAGATAGACCTGCATCCAGCCCGACAGGGTGGCTGAATTAGTGGAGTTGACAAAGCCCCATCCCTCGCCAAACCAAGGCAAGTTTGTCGTAAGTGTCAACTCTTCCAACTCTGAATTATACGAGGCAACGGTGGCCTTATGAGTGTAAAATCTATCGTCAAAAGTCATTGCATCCAAATCGGTGTCGTTCTTGCAGAATGAACACACATGAAAACCTGCGTCGTCAGTAATGGGATACATTCGCATAAAACCACGTGCTATGTCATAATAGATAGCTCGGTCGTTCCATGAAGATACCGGTGGAAACAATCCGGCTGTCTTGGGCACGAACATGCTTCGGCACATCAGGTATGGTGTTGCACTACCTTTTGGCCTCGGTCGCCCATAAGTATTAGTCCACGTAGCTCGCCATGAGCCATATGGGGTAGCGTCCGAAATCTCCGGCTTATCTGGTAGTTCCGGATGTCCACCATAATTCCACAGCAGGCTGTTTGCGTATAAACTGCCAGCCCCACCATCCATCCATGTTAGAGCCATCAGCAGGTCGAGGTCGGTATATGGGTAGGAAGTGTCAAAGAAATAATCCGCTGGACTGGCTTGCCTTGACATTATATACTCAAAATTGCTCTGATTCAGATTCCAGTACTTATCATCGCTATAGGGGTGTTCTTCGTCTCCTGTATCGAATCTTGCACGGTCAAGAATCATCTCGATAAAAGAATGGTATGTCCCATCATATTTCGGATTCTGCCCAAACCGCAAGGGCTGGCCGGAATCTGGCGGCAAATCAAAAAACAAACTGTACTGCGAATATCCGCCAAAGTGATATTCATAGTCGCCGGGATTTGAAATATCCTCGCTGGATGGAAACAAAAACGGCATTCCCAAGTTTGGCGTTGCGTCCCAGAAGTAAGTCAGCTTCGGCCCAAGCGTCTCTGGATTAGTAATCAAGCCAAGCTCTTCTTTTGACAATATCTCTTCGCCAAGCACGCTGTCTAAGATTGCTTTCCTGAAACGGTAAGCCTCAAAAGGCAGTCTTTTGTATGCTGGCACATTCCATATCTGTCCGTATGGCGATTCTGCATAAAGCCAGCCGCCGGTTACGAAGCCGCGCCATCGTCTTGAACTGGTTGACCGATAGTGGTCGTAACAAACCTCTTGACTCCAACCAATTGGAGATACGACACCAAGTCCCCACTGGCCAAATGTCTCTGGAAATGTGAACGGATTAAACTCGACTGCAGTCGGGCTGACACTGTTAATATGTGAGCCTGTCGACTCGATGTAACCGCCTGTGCTTAGTGCGGATTGAATATCGCTTAGTGTCGCCCATGCCGGACGGAAAAATCTCCGCTTTATCTTGTAAATGGTTGAGCCGATTAACACCGTGTTTTGCACGGCATTGGCCGTCGGTTCGACGATTGTCGGCGTAATGACCTCACCGTTTTTGCTAAAATCGACGATATTTTGAAAGTATTCTTTTCCGTTACATTTTGTCGCCGCACCTATATGGCAATCACGCGTAGTTCCATAGCCTCTTGAAAGCCACTCAAAAGTTTCAAAGACAGCCCATGCGTCGTGTGAGTACTTGCCACTGTTCAACAGGGCAAACAAAACCCGACGGATGTCGTCAATGTGGTATCGCGTGATGAGCCGTTTTTCGCCTTCCGCGATTTCCGTCCAGTCACCGCGTAGATACGATGCCATCGAATCGAGAAAACTCATTTGAATACCGCTCCTATCCGGGGTACGTCTAATGAAGTCGTAAACGGATGCAGACTTCGTTCGGTCAACGAGCCAAGATACATCGAGGATGTCAGCCGAAAGTGCCGCAGTGTGATATTGCGGCTGGCGACGACGATTGTTTCTGCTTCGGAAGTTGACACAAAGTCCGGCGTGGTGCTGCCGGCGGCGATAAGCGGCAGAAAGTTCCGCAGGTCTTGTTCCCCGCTGGCCAGATTAACCCGGTCGCCGACCCAGCACTCGTCAAACGTTACCTGTGCCGTAGTCGGCAAGCCGCTGCTTGGAGAGGTAAAGTCATCAATGGCCGTCATCCGGATAACCAGGGGCTCTGTGCGCGAAGGATCGCCGTAGCTGACCGTAGCCGTGAACTTGCACCGCTGGCCTGTTGTGTAGGCGTGCGAATTTTCATATTCGCTTAGTATTTCGGCAGCAGACAAAAGCTGATACCATCGATTGTTCGGCGTATGGGTATAAGCATAATCTGCTGCGGCTAAAACATAGTAACTGATTTCGGCGGCAGGAGCCGCAACTCCACCTCTGGCCGGCGGGCTGTCGCATTGAATAAATTCAGGCTGTGAAAACTTTGGATTCATCAATCCACCGCCCACTCAGCAAATACCGTCGCAATCGCCTCCGGCCCGACCGCGTCCGCCGCAAATGACACCTCGTTCGTATTTTGCGACAGTTCCCCTGTCGCCGAATACGCCCGCACAATAAACCGATACAGCTTCCCATGGGTCATCGCCGCTGAAGTCCAGCTAAACGAATTATTCCGCCCTATGCCGGACTCGACCAGCCCAACTGGGTCATCAAAGTCCCACGGAGTGTCACTATCGGAAACAAAGATAGCAAACCCCGCAGGCGGCGTTTCCTGGCTGGCAGCCGAATAGCGCCATCGCAGCCGTATCTTCCCGCCCGCCATTCCCTCGGCGATCAGATCGGTTGGCGGATTTGGCATGTCCCCGCGAATCTCCCCATCGTCGCCGATCCGCACGATGCACACCGGCGAATCCAGAGACTGAAGCTCGCAGCAGTTTTTAATCCGCCTGCGAACATAATGCCATATCGTCCCTGCAGGAAGCGTTTGGCCAGCAATTGCAACCTGCGTATCATCCAACAGCATTGTTGCTATCGGAGTATTATAATCAATGACGCCATCCTGCCCGCGATAGACATTGTAGTCACGGTATTTGCTGATCGTCGCCGTGCCTGTATAAGGTTCAAGTGTTGTGTAATCAAGGTCAACTGGAGATGATATCTCTGTGGCTACAAGTTCGCTATTTGCCACCCAATCACCATCTGCTGTTTGTATTTGCCAGTAAAATAAGCTTTCAGGCAACTTCAGATTTAAAAAAATCTGACAATCTGCTGGATTTGCATCTTTGTTATAAAATCCATTTGCTTCATCAAGAAAATATGTACCATTGACTACTGCCGGATTGGTAATCCCTGTAACTTGTATTTTATTTGGCAAACGGCTGATCGTCGCCGTTCCTGTATACGGTTCAAGTGTTGTGTAATCAAGGTCAACTGGAGATGATGTCTCTGTGGCTATAAGTTCGCTATTTGCCACCCAATCACCATCTGCTGTTTGTATTTGCCAGTAAAATAAGCTTTCAGGCAACTTCAGATTTAAAAAAATCTGGCAATCTTCTGGATTCCCGCCTTTGTTATACCATCCATTTGCTTCATCAAGAAAATATAAACCATTGACTACTGCCGGATTGGTAATCCCCATAACTTGTATTTTATTTGGCAAACTCACGCTAAGCCACCCTTCTGCAAATATCAGCAGATCTGTCGCGTCGACAATCCCATTGCCGGAACAGTCCGCCCCAACACATTCGTAACAGCGCGGCTTTTCCCAGCACTGTGACAGCAGCACAAAATCCCGCAAATCCGTGGCCGAAACCCATGCAGCCGAAACGGATGCCAGCAAAAGAAGGAGTATTGTTTTCATTTCGAACACTCATTTTATAAGTTGATCATCCGACCAATCCTTACGGTAATTATGCCAATCCCACCACGCCTGCCAGGCGCAGTAGATCAGCGTCAAACTGAATATCATCCAAATGCAAATCGTCGCATGGCTTTCATATTTCTCGGCAAGTCCGTTCAGCAGCCAGATCGTCAGAAAAATGACGCCGAATTTTTTACTGAACATCTTATCTAAAATCTTGTCCATTAGCTGACCTTGATGCACTCAATATACACATCCACATCCGCCAGGCTTCCGTCGCCGACGACCGACAAGCTGCCGTTGGCCGCAATCTCATAATAGGCGTCGTCAAGGGTTCCGACCTGGTTGACCGTCTTATCGGTTGCCGTAACCGCCACGGCATTGGTGATATCGTTGGCGCCGTTTGTCAGCTTCCACGTCCCGGCGTCCGCCGACTTGGCGACCGACCAGGCATTGACAACCCGGAACTTAAACGGCGCGTTGGCGGCATACACCGCAACGGTATTGCCCGCCGTCAGTGCCGCGCTGATGATAAATGGAATCGCAATCGAGCTGGTCAGCACCTTCAGATCATCCGGTGCCAGGTTGGTAATGGTATTGCTGTCCGAGCTGATCGTCTTGGTCGTCAGCACCTGACTGTCGGATGTCCCGACAATCACCCCGGTCGGAACATCGCCGATACGCCGGAGAAACAGTTTATCCCGTAGATCCCGGACAGCGGTAATAACTCCGTCCGCATCGACGTCGATTTCGGCCAGCTTGATATGCGGGTCGGTTGTCCATCCGGTGCCGTCCACCGCAGAGCCAATCGTATTATCCGCTTTCATCCATATATAAGTAGTATCATTGTCGGTCGGGTTGATCGCCGCTCCCGGCGTATAGGTCTTGACGGTATTATCGTAGAGGTAGTTTCCGCCTCGCACATTAAACGTCGTCGCCGTTGCCGGGTACACCCCCAGCGACATCGCCCACCGCAGGGAGTTAACCAGACCCCACAGGCTTTTCCAGTAATCATTGATAAAGCTGGTATTGCCTAAGGCGATCCCCTCAAGCCCAAGGGCCTCTGCCTGAGTTAATATATCCGCTAACGCCGGGTATCCGCGACTTTGTGCATCAGTAACATTCATTTTTTACTCACTTTCTTTTATGATTTCTTCCAGATTTTCGATAGCTGCTTTCAGCAACTCATCTGCAGTTTTACCATATCCACACCTTCGCATTTTTATTGACTGTTGAATATTTGCAATCACCCGTTCAATAACTGTTTTATCCGCGCCATTCATTATTTACTCACTTCCATTTCTCAATTGTCAATTCTCAATTTTATTTTGCGGAGCAAAATAATAGTCCCTGTCCCGTCTTATCCGCAACCATCCGCTTGCGATGTCCGGTTTCGCCCAGAATTCGCTTAGCATCAATCTGCCTGCCATCTAAGTAATCCTGCCAGACTAATTTGTCGGTCGTCAGGTAGTAGCCATCTGCCAGCGAGGCAACAATCCAGTGATTCGACTGGCGAAGCGTTTTAACCAATTCCCGCACCACCCGACGCTGCGTCTCGCGTTTTCCGGGGATATGCAGCTTTTCCGCCGCCTCGGCTGCACAGACAAATCCATCCGCCGAATGCAGCAGCGTCAAAAACCGCGATACCATATATTGGCTATTTTCCATTTTAATCATCCCTGATTAAAAATCAGCCGTCTTTCCGGCCTGCCAGAGGTCTTTCCCTCAGTCACGGGGCACTGTTTAATTTTCTATTTTTCAATTGTCAATTATCAATTGTCAATCATTGGTAATCCACCGCTTCCGGCGAGTCCGGCTCGGCGTAAAATACATCCTTGTTTTCCCACCGGCATCCGACCGCGACAAGCTGTTCGTCGGTCAGTTTGGCTAAGGCTTCTTTATCCGCATCCTCTTTGATCCGCAGATAGGCGTCCGCTTTTTTACCGAATACGCCCTTGATGCGGTCAACAATATCTTTGCAGACCTTCATCGACCGGCTGGCCCGCCAGCCGACGACCCCAAAGGCCAGCTTACGGCTCCGGGCCTTTCCAAAGTCGTCAATATGGTTGGCAGCGAAGGCTTCCAGGCTTTCGACGTGCCGTTTGATTTCGGCGGTCAGCGGCTCGGTTGTTTCCTGCAAAATCAGTTTCGCCTCATCGATAGCGTCTTTGGCAATGCGTTCCTCGGAGGCAATCTGCAGCCGCAGGTCGCCGATGCATTTAAGATGTTCGTCCGCCTCATTCCAATTGGCTATAGGGTACAGCAGCATTTCAGATCGGACACGTTTGGAGCTTTTCGCCATGTTTTAAATCCTTATTATAATAAGTGAAAATATCGTTTAAATTCTCGTAAGGTACGCCGTCCTGGCGTGAGATCGCAGCCTTCAGCGCCTCGATAATCTTATAGGCTTCGCCGTGGGCAAGCTGGAGGATGCTATCCGTCCTGCCGCGCGTCATCCGCCGGATAAAGGCCGAAGTCGGTTCCCCGCCCATCCCCAGATCGCCAGCCAGATAGTCGATGGCCTGCCGCTGGGCGTAGCTGGCAAAGTCCGCGTCAAAAGCGGAATTAACCCGATCGCGGCAGTACGTTTCGGTCTTGCCAGGATACCGCCACCCCATCGATTCGCAGATCGCCAGAAAATCATCGATCTGATAATTATTGAGGTCTTTGCAGCTTACGCAGATCGCCCCGTTGGGCTTTCGGTACTGGGCTAAGATCAGGTAGTACCGCCCATCCTGTTCTTTCGTCCGCAGCCCGGCGACCTTCGCCGCCACCTGCATTAGTTTAATTTGTTCATTATTGACCATCGTTAATTTTCAATTGTCCATTTTCAATTTTCAATTTCCAGAATCATCGAAGCAAAACCAAAGGTCTCAATCAAAATATTCATTTTTTTTCTACGAACTCCGAACTACGAACTACAAACTTTTTCCTACGCCGTTCTTGCCCGCACTTCCGACTCAACCTGCTCGTCCTCATTCTGACCCTTCCTAATGGACTTTTGATTCATAATAGGAAGACCCAATTGTTCTATGGCATAAAAAATATCAGCGGACGAAATCACCTCGCTGTTGCGAATTTCTGTTATGCGATGAAGCATTGTGATAATAATGCTGCAGGTACGAAGGCGTCCCGTTTTAGGTGTTCGACAAATTCTGCGAAGCGTTTTCTTCGCGTCCTTCGTCAAGCTGATTCCGCCATATTCGTAAAGTTTTCGAACGTCGTCTTCGGTGTAAAGTCCATCGTCGTCGTTTCCGCCGCCAGTGGCTAAATCATTTAAATTTAGTATTGTTAATAGTCGCGACCGGAACTGGTCGAGCGACTCATATCCCTTACGGGTAACATCCTCGTTAATTGTATTTAATAGGTGGGCGTTGCCCGCGATTATCAGCGGACACTTGCAGCGGACGCAGATAATCTGCCGAAGCTGATTAAGTTTCCCGACGTCCAGCGCCGACGCCTCATCTAATAGTATCGTCATCAGCCGCCCGCTCAGCCGTTCGACAATCCGCTGGGTCAGCGTCTTAACGCCGCCGGTATAGTCGATCTTCAGCTCCTTGGCGATCTCGGAAAACAGTGCCGTTGACGACATGGTATCGTCAAGTTCCACATAGACCGCGTTGGTATTAACCCGGACAAACTGTTTCAGGCAGACCGATTTGCCGTGGCCGCTGTCGCCGATGATCATCCCAATGCGTGCCTCGGCGTCATCGCTATAAGTCTGCGTCTCTTTGATAACTGAAAAGATGCGTTTGGCTGTTTTTGTATAAACAAAACCATTGCCCTTTTCTACTCTTTTACGCCGCTGGACGGTATCCATATAGTCGGCGATTTTCTTGATCGCCGGCCCCGCGTCGCCGGGATACTTATTGTTTATAATCTGGCTGATCTGGGTTGTGGAGATTCCCACCTTCTCAGCCAACGTTCCCTGTCCGATCTTATTTTCAGCCATCCAGACCCGCAGGTCTTTGATAAATACCGCTTGAGAAACGGCATCTGCTGCTGTATCAATAGGCATCCTTACCTCTCTAAAAAACGCGTCTTGTTGTAAAGTCTGGTTTAGTTCCGTCCCTGGATGGTTTTGATTTTTATCATTCGTTTCCATCCTCGACATCCTTATTATTATTTAGCTTCAAATTCATCGTCGATGATAGTCCATGTTGGAGGTGTATAGTCGTTTTGCTCTTCCTCGATCGTGTACTTAGGACTAACGCCATCGCCCACAGCCCGCTTAAGCTGCCGCTGCTGCTTTTGACGTAGGTGCTCTTTGACCTGGCCGTCCATCGGAGTCCGCACGGGCTTAACGTTGCGCGAAATGGCGGGTGGACGTTCGACGGTTTTGTCGGCCATCATATCCAAAGTCAGGTCGGCAAGGCTCATCGTCGCCACCCGTTCGGCAGGTCGTGCCAATTTGATAATCCGCTTGCTGCGGTTCTTATTAGCCATCGCCTCGCGCAGCGTCTCTTCGTCCACCGCGCCGTATGCAGCCAGCGTCGCCTGTTCGGCAATGGTAATCAGCTTGTATGTGCTCGCGTCATAAACGTGTACCGTCCGCACATCGTCGGGATCATAAGCCACGCGAGCGGGCTTGTTCTGCATCGCCATAAGTTCCGGGTTATATTGACCATACCACAGGCCCTTAACCTTAACTCCGTTTTTGCCGACCGTCTGTACGCCCGTCCAAACCTGCGTCAGCAGGTTAAGCGTATCGCTATCGATAGCCCGCACGCTGGTGCGGCGATTGAGCACTTCCGCCGGAGCGGATCCGTCCATGCCGAAGCCTGTATGGGCGGAGTGGTTATAGTTATCGATGTACCTGCCCGCCGCCACCGCAAAGGTTTCCAGCGTCATCGCCGCCGCGCGGGCTTTCTCGGATTTGAGCGTCGCAACCAGGTCATCCGGCTTGCGGTTGCTGTCTTTGCCGCAGTAGGTCGTCATCGTCTTAACAAATTGGCAATCGAGCGTGTCAAACCACCGTTCAATTTTCTTCGACTGGGGATGATATGGAATGGCAAAGGAAACCCGGATATTGAGCATGGCATAGATACCCGCAACGGTTTCCTCGTCTATATACCCCTTGCTGATCGCCCGCTTGCGTTCCAGCTTGGTTTGCCCGGTAAATAGCTCCGAGTCGTAGTCCTTGCCATTATCGATTTTGACCGATTCCGGCGGGCCGTAGGATGCGATACCATTTTTAAACGCTGTCAAAATCGTCGTCTGGTTGGGGTTGGTCGTGATTGTCCACCCGACGATCATCCGGCTGCGGTAATCTTCCCACGCAGTGATCCACGGACGCACCCACTGTCCGCGATATTGTATCCAGCAGTTAAACTGATGATGATCTCCAACCCATACCTGTCCTGGAGAAACGCTATCCGGATCAGTGAGGATAAACGGAGCACACTTGGCTTCGTAGGCAGCCATCCCTTCCCGGTGCAAGACAAGCACTGGATAAGGGATTTTATCATTAATATAAGTCTGCATCGTCCGCAGGGATGGCAGCGTCCAATTTTTCTTTCCGGTTTTGGCTGTATAGGCAACATTATTTAAACACAGTTTAACTGACAATCTTTGCTGCGTTAAATACATGGTTAGAAATAAATCCCAAGCGTCTTTGCTGATAATCTCGCCGAACGTCTGTCCGCCCCGCGAATCGATCAGGCCGGCGATCCCGCGCTGCCGCCAGTTATCCAGCCACCGCTGAAGCGTCCGGACGGGTATTTGAGTGTCGTTGCTAAACCGCTGCATCGCCATCACCCGCCCGATGTTGTTGCGGCAGGCGGCCGCGCAGAACTGTTCCATCCGTTCGATGATGCCGCGACGGCGGATGGCCTCATCCCGTTTATGGGCCGGCACATCCGTCAGGTCAACATCGAGCGATAGCTGCTGCGGGCTTTTAATGCCCGACAGCCGCGAGTCGGCGGAAACAGGAATCCGCCACCCCTGCTGGGTTCGTTTGGCTCCGGCCATTTTACCCATGCAGCATTGCCGCCGCAGGTGGCCTTCGTTAATCCCCAGCATCGTCGCTGCCGTTTTGATGTCAACCATTTTATTCATTGTCAATTTTCAATTTCGCCGCAGGCGAGCACGTACTGCCTCGACATTAATACACTCCACCGTTGTTAGACGCCGGCACTTGGCATTGAGCCACGCCGCCGCCAACATCGCCTTTTCCCCCGGCAGCAGTTTCGGCATCGTTCCCGCCGCTGTCGCTTGAGCCAGCTCGTTAAGCTGTCGCCGGACTTCCACCTGGACTTTTACCGCCGGAATTCCCACCTCGTGGGCAAAACCATCCCACTGTGTCGGGTCGGTATTAAGTTGTGCAATTTCTTTTTCCATTTTTCGTAGGGTGGGCTTCGCCCACGCCGTCCTTGTCATTCCCGCGCAGGCGGGAATCCAGTTTTATTTGTCAATTCTCAATTCTCAATTTTCAATTTATTGAGCACATCTTTAACTTCGCCAATAACCCCAACGGCCTTGATCAGCACATCCTTGGCCTGCTGGATTGTGGCGTTGACCTGATCGCCGCTGGTTGGCTTGCTGTAGTCCCCGCCCGGCCCCGTCTGGATCAGCGGTGCGGGTGATTGCTTGATGAGGGGCTTATGTACATCGACCCAATCCCCGTCAAAGACATACACCGCTTTCATTTTTGCAAATTTCTCGATAACCCATCGCCCGTCGGAGGTCAAGAACTGCAGCACAAGAAACGATTTGTCGCAGTGGCAGCACCAGCCATTATAGCTGCGGCGTTTGACGGGGCTTGATTCCAGCACGCTGTCCGGCGCCATAAACGGCGCGATAATCGGTTTATAGCATTCCGGACACACCACCCCATCCACCATAGGCGGCTGATATTGCTGTTGCTCTGTCGTATTAATCGAAACCATCGTCATTCCTTTATTCCTGTATTCCTGCATTCCTTATTTGCCCCCACGATCATCCCGTAAAGCCGGGCCTGAATCCCCACCATCCGGGGGAAGCTAATCTTAAACCGCTCCACCGCCTGATGGTGATCGGCATGGTTGCCGTCGGTGAGAATTTCCAGCAGTTCCGCCTCGACCGACACCTGCTGCTTGCGCATAGCGACCAGTGACTCTAAGGACATCTTTAGCCCCCCGGCGTCTTTGGGCGTAACCGCCAGCACCTTGCGGTCGCCAGCGACCAAGGTCAGGATGCGGGCGTCCTCGGTCTTATCATAAAGCACCCGCCAGACGAGTGATGGAATAGTCGCCTCGCCAGACAGATAACGATAAACGCACGCCGACGATCTGCCGGTGTAGAGGCATAGCTGCTTGACGGTAATCCCGCCATCCTCTAATATCTGGCTCAAAAGTAGGTTGTCGTCACTCATGTCCCGTTCCATCCGGTCGCATCCGTGCATTAAAAGTTCTTAGTTCGTAGTTTTATTTTTCAATTCTCAATTGTCAATTTTCAATTTTAAAACTTTGTTAACCTGCTCATCGCTTTCGGCAGAAATCGTCGCCAGGTGTCCGCACCGCAGTGTCCGGTTGCCAAGCTGCTTGCGCGGGTCTTCGGTATAGTTTCCCGCGTCGCTCATCCGGTTATCCCCGCAGGATGGGCACTTAAAGTTCCAGTAAAACCGCCCGCCGCTCCGTATCAATTTTGCTTTAACCTGTTCGATCATTTTTTTGCAATCTACAATTGACAATCTACAATTTTAGCCACGTTCTTTTTCCAATTCCGATTCCCCACCGGGTCAACCGACGGCGGACAATACCGATCCGCCAGGAAGTGAATAAATTCTTGAGTTCTTGGGTTCTTGAGTTCTTGGGTTCTTGTGTCCGCAAACCTTTTCCAGTTTGCCGCCACCGTCGCCGCCGCCCACCGGGCCTGTGTCCGCAGGTTGGTATCGACCGCCTTAGGATGCAGCACGCCAAACTCCCGACCCGCCTTGCCGTTTTCCGCCCGGCGGATAGCCATCAGGATCGCCGTCTGGTCGGCATTAAGCCCGTTGTGTCGTGCGGCCTGTAAAATAATTTCCTTTTCCTTTACTTCTGGCTTCTGGCTTCTGGCTTCTGGCTTCTGATCTGCGGAGCGGCGTCCGCTGACGCGGGCATTCCCGCCGCGACAGGCGGCAGGGTTCACCTCCTTACGGCCATCCGTGGCCACTCGGAGTTCCGTCAAGTCGTTAGGCTGCCCGGCACGCTCGCTGTCGGCAGTTGGGTTATGCTGGAAGCTGGCCGCTGGAAGCTGGCCGGTAAGTTTCAAATCAGCCTGCGCGTTAGGAGCCGCGCAGGCCTTTTGAAGGGGCATCGTGACGTCCATTGCGGTCGCCGAAGGAAATAGGGTGTGCGTAGTTGTATTCCTGCAATCCCCCCAGTCGCAGACTAAGTCCGCACCAGCGGACTTAGCCGCGACGTCGCAGTGGGGGGCACTAAGAACGATGATGATTATTGCTGCAGTGGAGGCTGCGGCGATAAAAATTGAAAATTGAAAATTGAAAATTGAAAATCCCACCCCTTTGTGAATCTTTTTCCCGTAATTCCCTTTGTCCTTATCCCACTGTCGAATCATAATGCCCTCGTTCTTTGAAAATTTCATTCCTTGTCATTCCCGCATTTAATTTGTCATTCCCGCGCAGGCGGGAATCCAGTTTTAAAATTTGGTGGGCTTAGGTTTCCGATCCCTCGCCCACCGGTTATCAGTCTGCATCCGCAGACTGGTTTCTCACTTCGGCCACCGTAGGCAACTTGATATTCTGTTTTTTCGCGAACGCCTCGCATCCATCAAGGATCATCAGCCTACCCACGGTGGTGGGCGTAACCCGCATCCACGCGGCAATGGTATTAACCCAGGCGATGACGACCTGGTCGCTTTTGCGGATGCGGTCGAAATGCAGCGACCGTTTATTCATATCTTTTTCTTTGCCAGCCATATAATTTCCTTTTCTATCACTGTTTCGGCATTTCGCAACATAAAAAATACCACTTTTTAATTATTTAATACAATAATGCATCATAACAGATACGCTAAATTGTTTTAACAAAAAGACTTGCGTCAACAAAAAAAACGTGTAAAATTTTTTTAATTATGCCAGAAAATCGATATACATTATATTTCACGCCAACCACACAACGGATCATGGCTTCCTTAGAACAACGAGAACATCGCGTGCGCGATGTACTCAATGCAGGCATTGTATTGTTTGACCAATCCGATATGGTGCATCGCGGGAAGGCGATTATGATTGCGCATGGAATGATCAAAGAAGAACTTCAAACAGCTATTCAGCGGATCAAAGATACGGTTAATTGGATGGATAATATAAATAATCCTGATGCCTTTTCTGATCACGAGAAACAGATTGCCGCAACAGCCAAGCAGTTGATTCAAGGCCTTGAATCAATCCTCCGAGACAAATGAGGAAAAAATGAGAACTCAATGTCCGCATTGCAATCGTTTTATTAAATGTCCAGACGCCTATCAAGGTCGAAATATAAAGTGTCCTCAGTGTAAGTTTGCGTTTCTTGCGGCAGCGTGGGTTTCGCCACCAACGCCGGACATTGTCGCCGAAACCCTCAAAACGATAAAAAAACACAACCCGATCCGTTCGGCATGGAATCGGATGCCAGTGCCATTTAAAACCGCATTTCTGTCAACGCTTGGGGTCATCTCTGCCTCAATGATCACGTTTTATTTTTATGGAAATATTTTCAAAACCAAGGTCAGTCAAGACCCTTATTCGTTTTCAGGTTACAAAGGATTATTGGAATCAAAAGGATTGTTTTGGAATGGCGAACCGCCGCAGACAGAAATTCTTCGCGGACGATCTTTAACGGCAACGTGTTTTGTCCCAGATGCTAATAAATACATACCACATCTAAAGTTATGGTCTGATGATAAAAATTCTGTTGCGGGTTTCAGTGCCGTCTGGCACGCAGATTTCATGGGAAATCCGGCGGAAATCTATGAAGAAAACCAAAATGTCTTTTTAGGTCTAACTGTTGCAAATTGCTTTTGCAAACTTGTAAAGTTCGATTTAAAGCGAATCAAAGATATAAAATTCGAACAGGATAAAAAAAACGAATATGGCCTTATCGAATCCGGTGGCTGGATTCTTACGGTGTCCCGTGGACTATCCCCATATATTTCAGGCAGCAAGAATTTCGTTGACCAGCAGAAAAAAGCTGGACAGGATGCCCGAATTTACGAATACTCAATCACTGCGCAATCTTGGTAAAGCCCAAAACAAAAAATAATAAAAATTCAATTTTTCCGCTTGACTTGTCGAAATAAAATTATAAATTACACACTGACAATTTAATTTTTCGCCGCCGTTTCCGAAAAGTTGTGGCGAAAACGGACTAAGAATCTTTAGCCCGCAGACTGGTTTCTCAACTGGTTTGCGGGCTTTTTGCGTAAAAAAGCCCTTTCCGAAACTGAAACTGGAAAGGATTCCGAATGTATTCTTGTATTCCTGTATCCCTGCGTTCCTGTATTTCTGTATTCCTGTGTTCCTGTATTCCTGTATTCCTGGGTTGCTCCCTCCGCCTCGCTCCCACCGAGCCGCAAAAGCAAATTGCCCTCGATACCTACCAGGTAGCCCAGTCGGTTAACGCCGCCGGAGCCCAGGCGGGAGCCCCGGCAACCCAGAAACTCGTATCCGGCACCGCGTCGGCATTAGCCTACACCGGCCTGCCCGCCAGCCCCACGATCACCGACTACCCGACGACGCTGGCCGCCGCCCAGACGGACGCCGCCAAACGCCCCACGATTGACGACATTGCGTCCGCTGCCGATGGGTGGCTATCGCTGGGTATTGGCATCGCAGGCCTGTTTACCGGCGGCGTAGGGCTCAAGGTTGCCGCCGCCCTGAAGGCAGCCCAGACCAAAGCTAAGGCGCTCAAGGAAGTCGTCGAGGGCAATGAGGAATTCAAGCGATGGCTGGAGGCTAATGGCGGCTTGGAAGCAATAAGCGCCTTCCGCACCGCCCAGACCGGCGTCCAGTCGATTGCCACCGAGCAGGCCGTCTTCGCCGTCCGAAGCTCACTGCCCCAAACCGTCAAATCCACCGCAGCCAAATCCAACCTTGTCTAAGAACTACGAACTATGAACTATCTACCTCTTGCTCAAATCAACTTCTCGGAACTTTGGCCTATCTTGGCCACCATCGTCGGCATTGCAACCGGTATCTGCACCGGAGCCTTATGGTTTTCGATGCAGTCACTCAAAGAGTCCATCGCCTCAACCGCCGCCAAACAGTCAGCCGATTCGGCCCGCATTACCGCCCTGGCCGAAAAGATGTCCATCTGCAAGATCGACTGCGACCGCTCGATGGTCAGCAAAGAAGACTGGGTCAGGGCCGAAGGCTACACCCGCCAGTTACTGGAAAAAGTATCGCTGCAGTTAGCCGAGATGCAGGGGCAGATCCAGATTACCGACAAGATGCCCGAAATCGTCGGCCAGATTGTCCGCCAGGTCGTTTCCGAAATCAGGAGGAATTAACACCATGAGTGAAAACAAAGTTAAAATTGTGCTGCACCGCCGTGCGATCCTAACCAACCTAAACCTGCTGTATCCAACAGCCGTCAGGCTCGACTCGCTGTATCGTACCGTCTGCGGCTATGACCCGACCTATGGCAAGGACTTATTCGCCAAGGACGTCTGCTACTTTTCCGACAAACACTGGATCGAGTTTCTCGATGCCGCGATGGGCGGAGCAGGCCAAAACCAGTTTTTAAGCCGTGTCATCAAGTTAACTGCCGACGGCAAAGAGATCGCCGAGCAGACCATGACCGACCCGGCTCTCGAATTGTAAATTTAAAATTGTAAATTGGGAATTTAAAATTAAATGACTCGTCGCGTCCATAGCACAATTGACCAGTTAACTCCCGACCTGCGTGAGACCCTCACGCGGATGGTGGTCGATTCTGACTGGCCGGAGGATTTCCCCTTTGACGCGATAGACGATGGTGACAAGCTCAAAAATGCCAAGCCGCGTTATGTGGATATGGTGCTCTATTGCGTCCGCAGGGGCTCCCCGGTGTCGCTGTCGTCGCTGGGACGCTGGGCCAAAGGCCTGCAGGTCTTTGAGCGGATGCGCACGGCAGCGGGGCTGGCCAAGCAGATTATGGCCGACATCAAGGACGAAAACGCCTCCGCCAGCCATAAGGCCGCCGCCGAGATCATCACCGCCCAGATTATCGACATGGCCGCCAAAGATGATTTAAAACCCAAAGACCTGTCCATGATCGCCCAGGCGGTCAAGTCCAACGCCGAGACGGTCATGCGTGCCGACCGCTATGAGCGTGAGCAGATTGCAAGCAAAACAAAATCAACAGCAGAAGCGGCGGGCAAGAAATTAAGCGATGCCGGGCTGGATCGTAAAAAGGTGCAGGAAATTATCGATGACATACTGGGGATTGCCAAATGACCCAGCAGCTTGCAAAAATTGAAAAGGGATTCTTCCTTGATTACCAGATCAAGTGGATCAAGGATGCTTCCGATGCGATGCTGAGCGAAAAGTCGCGACGTATCGGAATGACGTATGCGGACAGCTATAAGTCCTGCCGGGATCGCAACATGATAGACCATCGCCGCGACCTGTGGTTTTCGTCGGCGGATGAATCGGCAGCATACGAATACGCGCTATATTGCAGAACATGGTGTGAAATCATGGAAGCTGCGACCAGTGAAATCCTCGAAACACTCGAAGATGAACGAGGGTATAAATATAATAACTATGTCGTCGAATTCCCCAACGGCAGCCGCATTAATTGCATGTCCAGCAACCCGCGAAGATTCCGCTCCAAAGGCGGCGATGTCGTTTTGGATGAGTTCGCCTGGCATGATGATCCGGAGGGGATGCTCGATGCGGCCATGCCGACAACGACGTGGGGCTTTCAGCTCCGTATCCTTTCGACGCATAATGGTGAGACCAGTCGTTTTAATCGCATTATCTCCGCGATCAATAAAGTCCTTCGCGGCGACGCGACATACGATGAGTTGCGGCTGCTGCATTATACGCTCCACCGCACAACCATTATCGATGCCGTCGAGCAGGGGCTCGCCGAAAAAGTGTTTAAACTTGATCACATTAGCCCGGAACACCGTGACAAATTCATTAAGTCCTGCCGGGCCCGCTGCAAAGACGAAGATGCGTGGAACCAGGAATACATGTGTATCCCCTCCAGTGGCGAATCTACGCTGATCCCATACGATCTGTATCAATCCTGCGAGGATGCAAACTGCTTGACAATGATTCCAACCGGCCCGCTATTTGTGGGCGTTGACGTAGGTCGCGAAAAGGATTTAACCGTATTTTGGGTCGCTGAGCAGGTTGGTGATGTCCTGGTCACACGTCAGATCATCCGTCTGCACAAAGCCCCTTACGAAGTGCAGCATCAAACCGGAAGCGAGTTGCTTCGCCGCTCAGCGGTACAGCGGATGGCAATTGATGCGACGGGGATTGGCGATCCTGTGTGCGAAAGATTGCAAAGCGAATTTGGAGAAGTACGGGTACAAAAGGTCAAGTTTACCTCTCAGTCCAAAGACCACATGGCTTCGCTTGTTCTGGGTCGATTTCAGGATAAGCGAGCGCGTGTACCGGATGACTGGAAAGTCCGCGAGGCGTTCCATAAGATTAAAAAGACCGTAACCGGCGCAGGTGGTATCAGATACGATGCAGTCCGAACCGACGAAGGCCACGCGGACGAATTCTGGGCATTTGGCTTAGCGTGCGAAGCTGCGCACAATCCAACAGAAAAACCTGAACTTATCTTTTTGGGCGCATAAAATAAATGGCAAAAGCAAAGACAAAAATGCAGACCTCAAGTAACGCCAAGTCAGTCCCGCTGTCGCGGCTGTTTGATATGGGCTATGATCTAAACAGCGGCGCCGCCGGCAGGCCGACCGATCCGTTTAGCCAGTCCGAGTGGGTCTTTATCTGCATCGACGCGATTATCAAGGCCGCCCGGTCTGTCCAGATGATGATCTCCACCGGCTCCGATGACGTCGTCGAGTCCGGCCCGGCGTATGATCTCCTGCTCAATAACCGCGCGATGCCCTTTTCGCAGTTTATTACCGAGACCGCCGGTTATCTGTCTCTCAATCGCGAATGCTACTGGGTCTTTGCCAGTAAAGATATCGAAACCCCAACCAAGATCTTAGTCTGCGGCCCGCAGCAGATCACCCCGCAGATCACCAATGGCGTCCTGCAGGGATACCAGATGGTGCTGGCCAATGGCCAATCGACCTATCTATTCATCCAGGACGTCTGGCCGATCATTGACTTTAACCCCAATAAAGACCTGCGCGGCGTAGGCCCAACAACCGCCGGAAAACTTTCGATTTCGGCTGCCTATCAGGCGGCGCTCTTTAATGAGGCGACGCTGGCCAATGGCGGCAAGCTGGCCGGACTGATTACGCTGCCCGCCGGCGTCAAGCTCGACGACTCCGAGCGGCAGTCGCTGATTAACCAATTCGAGTCCCGCCACAAAGGCGCCCGCAACGCTGGCAAATGGGCACTGATGACCGGCGGAGCGGATGTTAAACCGATCTCCCAGACGATGGCCGAGATGGATATGATTGCCCTCCGCCAGTTCGATTCCAAGGCGATCTGTTCGCTATTCGGCGTGCCCCCGGAAATTGTCGGACTATCGACCGAAGCCCAGTTTGCCCACGGCCCCGCACAGCAGCGGTTTATTCTCAACACCATCGCTCCGCTGCTTAGCTACATCGCCGAGCAGATTACCCTGGGGATTTTGTATCGTTTCCGCTTCGGCAAGTCCGCCCATAAATCCGTCAGCCCGCAGCAGGCTAAATCCTACTTTGGCCGCACCACCTCGCTCAAGCGGCTGTCCCATTATCGCCACGCCGCAATCAAAGCGGCGGCCATGACTGCCGACCTGTTCGCGTGGTTTGACGTCGATAGCCACCCGACGGTTCAGGAGCTATCCCGCCAGCGTACCGATCAGGTCTTAAGGTATCGCGACCACGGCATCCCCCTCAACGCCATCATCGACGCTTACGATTTGCCCTTTGAGCGGCAGCCCTGGGGCGATGATTGGTGGGTGCAGCCCTCATTAATGCCCGCAAAATGGATTCTCGAAGGCGGCCCCGATACGCTCACCGGCACTACATCGCTCCCCGAAGGCCAGGGCGAAAAACCGACGGAAGAGGAACCTGCAGAATCGGAGAACGAAACGGCCTCCGCCAACACGGAACCGGAATCCAAATCAATTGAAAATGGAAAATTGAAAATTGAAAATGAAAAATCTTCTCGCCGCACGCGGATATGGAAATCCTATGTCCGCTCATTTCAGCCGCTGGAAAAAGAATACAACGCCGCCATGCGGACATACTTTATCCGTCAGCAGCGGGTGATTTTAGACAGCCTTAAATCGGCCTTAAACGCGGTTGAAAAATCCGTTACCAAGTCCACCCCGGATATCATCATGCGGGTGCAGTTTAGCCTGGTTAAAGAAAACGGCAAGCTCAAGATGATCCACAAATCTTTTTTTGACCGTGCCGTCAATCTGGGCGCCGCCCAATCGATTTCGGAAGTTCAGGGCACCGAAGGTGAGGTATTGAAAGCCGCCGTCAAACAGGCCGTCAGCAGTCCCGTTGTCCGCCAGATATTGGCAACCAGTCTGCACCACATAGAGTCGGTCAACCGCACCACGCAAAAGCAGATTGAAAAGCAGCTTTCCGATGGGCTGGCCAAAGAAGAAGGGCTTGCGGAATTAGCTGACCGCATCAAAGGCATCTATGGCGAGGGCGGCAACCTGCCCAAGGCCATGCGGATTGCCCGCACCGAAACCGCCGCTGCAGTTTCCGCAGGCCGCCACGAAGGCTTTAAGGCCGCCGGTGTCGAGCTCAAAGGCTGGCTGACCAGCCGGGACAATATCGTCCGTCCCGCCCACCGTCAGGCTGAAGTCGATTATGCCAAGGGCATCCCGCTCGACCAGCCGTTTTCAATTGCCAATGAATGGCTGCGTTATCCCGGCGATCCGTCAGCCTCCGCTGCCAACCGCGTCAACTGCCGCTGCATGGTAACCGCCCTGCAGGCCGGCGGCAAGGCCCTAAGCATCGAGGACTATTACCAGACCAAGTCGGTCTTAACCGAATCTGAAATGGAAAATTAAAAATGGAAAAGATGTATAAAACATACGAAGAGAAATCAGCCGATGGCGCCCGCATCATCACCGCCGCAATCAGCAGCGAGACGATTGACCGCGATGGCGAGATCGTTACCGCCGCCGCCATCAAGGCCGCGATGGCAGGTTACATGAAAAATCCCGTCGTGATGACCTACCATAAGCATTCGCTTGGGGACGGCGCCCCGACGGTCATCGGCAAGGTCATTAGCTGGCGGCAGGACAAAGGCACAACCTACGCCGAGATCGAGTTCGCCGAAACCGATCTGGCCACCCAGTACTGGCAGCTTTACGCCGGTAAGTTCCAGCGTGCCTTTTCCATCGGCTTTAACACGATCAAAGCCGAGACCCGCTACATCGATAATAAGGCGGTTAAGGTGCATACAGCCATCGACCTGTTTGAGATCTCTGCCGTCGGCGTTCCGGCCAATCCGGACGCCATCACCAAAACCTTTAAAGACGACAGCGTTATTAAGGCGATGACCGACACGCTGACCAAGCAGGTCAAAGACGCCGTCGCCGAACAATTTAAAACTCTTGAACTTTTCCTGACCGACCAGCTCGATCAGGTCAAAGATATGCTGCATGGCGGTACGCTCGGATATGCGGATGATTCCATCCTCGGCGAATCATCCGATCTGTCCGACGCCGGCGCCGATGCGGATGCCGAGGCAAGCGTTGTGTTAAACCGAATTACCAAAACCCTCAAAAAACATGGAGTCTAACAATGTCTCAATTAGAACTTGAAAAAACAGTCCAGGTGATCGAGAAATCGATCGAAGACCTTGCCAAAGGCAAGGCGACCAAAGATGAAGTCGTAAAACTCATCGACGAACGAACCGCTAACGATAAGCAGGCCCTCAAGGCCGCTGAGAATGCAGCGACCAGAGCGCAGGAAATGGCCGCAGAGCTCAAAGCCCAGAACGAAAGCTTTGGCAAGCAGCTTAAAGCCCTGATGCAGGGCGGCGTTCCGCGTCATGCCGACGGCAGTTATGCCGGTCGTCTGGGTTCGGCACAGGAAGCCAAAACCCTCGGCCTGATGATCATGGCCGCCACCCAGAAAGATGCCGCCCGGCGGGATCATTTTATTAAGTCCATCGAGAAGATGGGACAATCCCCGCTGTTTGTTGATAACGAGGGCAAGAAAACCATGACCGGCGTATCCCAGGCCGGCGGCGGCGCCTTAGTCACCGTCGAGACGGTTCCCTCCCTGATCAGGCTGCTTGAAAGCTACGGCGTTTTCCGCGCGGCGGCGATGAATATGCCGATGGGCGCTGGCACCACCATTCAGCCGAAGATCGACGGCCTGCTGACCGTTTACGTCCCCGGCGAAGGCGGCACCATGACCAACACCGATCCGACGATTGGGGTCGTCTCGCTGATTCCCAAGGCGCTGACGGCGCTGACCGGCTACTCGCTGGAGCTGGACGAAGATTCGGCGATCCCGCTGGCCGAAATGCTGGCCGATTTGTTCGCCCGCTCGTTCGCCTATTATGAAGACCTCTGCGGATTCCTCGGCGACGGCACCTCGACCTACTTCGGGTTTCTGGGTGTCGCCGGCGCGTTACGCGGCGTCAATGCAACCATCGGCAACATCAAGTCGCTGGTCGTTGGCTCCGGCAACGCCTACAGCGAATTGGCCTTAGTTGATTTCGAGTCCGTCGTCGGCATCCTGCCCGACTTTGCCGACAATGGTGAGGCGGGCTGGTATGCCCACCGGTACTTCTACTGGACGGTCATGGTCAAGCTCGCCCTGGCAGCCGGAGGCGTAACAGCCACCGAGATCATCACCAACGCAGCAAGCCGTCAGAAGTCCTATCTGGGCTACCCGGTCAAGTTCACCCAGGTCATGCCCCGTGCCGAGGCTAACAGCCAGATCTGCACCGTGTTCGGCAACCTGCGTCAGGGAGCCCAGCTTGGCGTTCGCGGCGGCATCGAGTTCGCCCAGTCATCCGACAGGTACTTTGATCAGGGCCTGATTGCCGTTCGCGGCCGTAACCGTGTGGCGATCAATGTCCACGGTGTCGGCGACACCAGCAAGGCTGGCCCGATCTGCGGCCTGATCACCGCAGGATCGTAGTAAGTAGTAACCCGTTGGGGCGGGTGATAAGCCCGCCCCTTTAAACTCTTGGATGGGACAGAAACTCGTAAAAAAGAAAATTTAAACCTTAAGAAAGTGAGAAAAAAAATGTTAAAAAACCTATTGAAAAACATCAAAGTCGGCAAGCTGGTTCCCCCCCAGCTTAAAAACAATGGCGCCGCCGACGCCAACACCTACTTTGATTGTGCCGGCTTAAGCGGCGTGCTGGTTCTCGGCATGGTTGGCACCACCGATGCAGCCCTCGGCTCAACCGCCGCCACAACCCCGCCGTACCTGGAAGAGTGCGACACCACCAACGGCAGTTACACCAAGATCACCGGTTCCGATCTGGCAGCGGTCTTGTCGGCCACCGACGACAATAAGTTCTTCGGAATTTTTGTCGACCGCACCAAGAGCCGCAAGCGCTACCTGGAAGTCAACGCCCCCACGCTGGCCAACGGCATAACCGGAGCCAACCTGGCGATCCTCGCCATCGGTTTCCCCGCCGACGTATTCCCCAAATCCGCCGACGAGATGGGACTGAAGGAATTGATCCAGGTGTAACAACCGCAGCTAAACCGCCCGCCAAAAGGTGGGCGGTTTTCAGGAAACAAAAATGACCAAAGTATTAGTAACCATCCCATACTGGGAAACCATAGAGCCGATAGTGGCCGCCGCCGCAACGCAGATCGCTCTAAGCGTTGGCGGTCTTCCGCTGTTTGTTAAAGGCAGACCCATTGATTATGCCCGCAATAGCATTGTCCGTGTATTTCTGCAAAATCCGGAATATACGCACCTGCTGACGCTGGATTCCGATGTTGAGCCTCCGGTCAATACCTTAAAGCGGCTGCTGGACTGCAACACCGATCTGGCCAGCGGATGTTATCGGCTGACGATGCCTACCGGGTTTAAGTGGGCCTCCCACGACTGCCGGGATGGCAAGTATTATCTGCACGACAAACTCCCCGATGATAAGAACCCATTCTGGGCCGATGCGGGCGGGGCTGGCTGCCTGCTGATCCGGCGGGGCGTATTAGAGAACATGCCGTGGCCGTGGTTTAAATGGACAGAATTTGAAGATGGTACCCAGCAGAGCGAGGATGTCTATTTTTTCAAAAAATGCAACGCGGCAGGCTTGCGTGTCCGGTTTGACCCGCAGGTGATATGCCGACATTACAAAACCGTACCTATTTAAAAAGGACAATATGAAAACGCAAAAAACAGAATTACCGAATATCGGCCAGGTGATCTTAAACGGTCTGCCAAAACCCAAGGCAGCCGAGGCTGCCAAGCAGGCAAAGCCCAAGCAGGATAAACAGGTCAAAAAAACAAAAGTCAAATAGTTTTGCTGGCGGCTGGAAGCTGGCCGCTGGAGGCTTTTAACCATGCTCTGTACCTTAGACGACATTAAAACCAGATTAGGAATCGGCAGCGAGTTCGACGCGATGCTCACCCGCCTGATCGACTCGTTTGCCGCCATTGCCAAGACCTATACGGGCCGGACGCTCATTGCCCCGGCAGCCGACGCCACCGAGTATTACACCGGCTTAGGCCAGTTCCTGCAGGTGATGGCCTATCCGATCATCGCGGTTACCAGCATCAAAGAGGCCGCCGACTATGACTATACCAATGCAGAAGCGCTGACGGCAAACACCGATTATCGCCTGGTTAACGGCGGTTTAAAAGGCGTACTGTACCGCACCTGGGGCAACTGGCTGGATCTGCCCGACGCCGTCCAGATCACCTATCGCGGCGGCTACTGTGCGGCGGGGGTTACCCCGTCAACCGGCGAGCATGAGCTTCCCGCCGATCTGCGCGAGGCAGCCATCGAGCAGGTGTGCTTTATCTTTAAGCGTCGCGACGACATCGGACTATCGAGCAATAGCTTCCAGGGTGGCAGCATCAATGTCTTTGCCTCGATGGATCTTCTCCCAATGGTCAAACAGATTCTCGAAACCTACCGTCGCCTGTCCTTGTAGCTAAGAACTAAGAACTGACAATGAAAATCGTCCTTGAAATCCCAGCCGACACCCGCCAGACCATCCGCCAGATGGGCGAAGCCGGAAAACTCCTGTCCGCTGCCGTCTCGCGCGGCCTGCACACCGGCGTCGCTCTTGCAGCCAGCAAGATTAGTTCTGACTACCTATCCGGCCAGTCGCTCAAATCCCGCACCGGCAATCTGCGTAAAGCCGTGCAGGGCTGGATGGATTCGGATTTCGATGGCGTCGTCGGCGTCGCTCCCGCCTCGGCGGTCAGCAAGTACGCCTGGCTGCTTGGCGATGAGACCAAGGTCATCCGCCCGACCAAAAGCAAGTTTCTGGCGATCCCCATCGGCGAAGCATTGATGGGTTCCGGTGCAGTTAAAGCAGAATATTTAGGTGGCCCGCGCAGCGTGCCGGATGGATTTTTCCTCAAGACCAACGGCCAGCTTCTCTTTGGCCGCAAAAACGGCAAAAAGGGAAAGTTCCGGGCGCTGTTTGCGATGAAAAAAGAAGTCACCGTCATCGCCTCCGAAGCCCTATTAGACGGCGTAACCGAATCACTGGACAATATTACCGAGTCGATGAATAAAGAAATCGAAAAGACGGGGATTTAAATGAAAATTGAAAATAAAAAATGGAAAATTTCGCTTGTCCTGCTGCTGCTGTCAGTCAGCTCGTGCTTCGGCTTGCGTGCGGACATTAATCAGGATGGACAAGTAAATCTTTTAGATTTGGCGATACTCGCCGAGGAATGGCTTATGAGCAATCCGTTACATATTGCAGCAGGTCAAGGTGTAACCCCGGAGTCCGTGGAGTCAACCGGCTTAATTGAAATGAGCCCTACTTACTATCTGTATACACCCAACGGATTTGGAACTTATCCTAACTGGATGCTGGAGTGGAAAACTATACCATTACAGAGATGGGTTCTGACCTATCGTCCGGAGGCGGGAGTCTCGGCGATGTGGACAAGGGAAGATGCCTCTCTGCTTGGAGAGTACCAGGCCAATAGCGGTGCAACGGGAACCATTACGATTAGCCTCCCGGTTCACGTCGAGGCAATCAATCGAAATTTCCCTCGCGAACCCATACAACAAAATAGACTGCAGGGGCGACGTTCTCGGCTCAATCCAAATCGTTAAATTTCACTATTGAATTTTTAAAATAAAGGAAAAAAAACATGAAAACAAATCGTATCATCACATGGATTCTAATGGTTAGCCTGACGGCGGCGGGACATGCCGAGTCCTTCGACGCTCCCGCCTTGGCCCCTATTGCGATTCGCTCGGCGGTCGTTGGCGACGTCAATGGCATTGGCGATACCGCGATGACCGCATTCGATTATTCCGCATGGCCAAGCGATAAAAGCATCGCCTGGCCGAAAGAGTACACCACCGCAATATTGGAGTTCTACTCGGACGCCAATGACAATGCCGTCATCCCGTATAAGGTCTATGTCAAGTTTGCCAGGTACGGCCACGCGCAGTTGGTTGCCGATGGCAATGCGATCGTAGGCACGATGGTCGTCGGCACAAATCCAACAGACGGTCAGGCGGTTAATTCCAGTATCGCTGATCCGAACGATCCCAATACACCCATCACGCTAACCGCCAAATGGTGTGACACACTGACCAATGCCGTCAATATCTGGCCGGGCGGCATATATATCTATAATAGCGGCGCCAATCGTATTGCGATGATCGCCATCCCCAAAATGCCCAATGCCGCAAAAATCTATGTCGAGTTTGTTTCGATCCCAGCCAACCGTAAAGTCTGGTGCGTCATGCTGGGCGGATAACGTTTCGCTTTAAAAAAATGGAAATAAAAAATTGAGGTTGTTATGAATATCAAAACAGGATTATCGCTCTGTGTGCTGCTGATGTCGTCATGGCTGATGGCGGTCGTCGTTACCGGCGGCCCGGCAAAGCCCGATCCGGCTGCGGCCATTGAAGCCGAGGTTAAAGCGGTGGTCGAAAAGGTCGAATCCGGAAGGCGTCAGCTACCGGTCAAGTCCTACACCGGCACCATCCAGCAGGTATTAACCGCCCGCATCGCCGACGTCAACGCCGTCCACAGCAATATCGACCTGGCCAAGGTCAAAATCAGTCAGGCCGTAACCATCACAAAACGCCCGGTTAGCCTGCGGGACAAGCTGTGCAAGGTCATCGCCGAAAAATCGCAGCAAAAGCTGCTGGAAAAGAAACTCCACAATGCTGACTTTTTAAAGGCGGTCGACAGCATTACCAGCGACCCCAATAACATGACCGACCCCAACGACCCGAACGAGATTGCATCGATGATGGAGTTTTACGGCATCTGTGCCGAAATCGTCGAGTCCGAAGGCGGAGTATAGGAATTGACAATTGAAAATTGTAAATTGTAAATTGAAAATTTTCGCTCTCGCCTTGCTTTGGCTTAGCTCTTTCGCCATCGCCGTCCCCGGCGACTTTGACGCAGACGGCTGCGTCGGCACGGCGGACTTGCAGACCTTTGCTGCAAGCTGGCTGACCAATGCCGGCGGCGACTTAGATAGTGACGCCGATACCGACTTAGCCGACTTTGCCATCTTTGCCGGGTACTGGCTGGATGGCTGCGTCGGCTTTGGCGCTCCGCCGACGGCAAGCAATGGCACATCCAGCCCGGTTACGCACATCTGGCAGACGATCACATTGACCGCCACAGATGACGGCAACCCCAATCCGCCAGCAAAGCTCAAGTATGTTATTACCAGTCTGCCGACAGTCGGCGTGATCTATGACCCTAAATCCGGATCCGGTAAAATCGACCACGTCCCGTACACGCTAAGCAGTTGGGGCAACGCGGTATCATACTGGACAGCCACCGCTGGAGCGGACACACTGCAATTTAAAGCCGATGATGGCGGCGTATCGCCCATGGGCGGCCAGTCCAGTGCCGCCACGGTAACAATTACCGCAACGGCAAACCCCAAAGATTGCCTGTCGTTTGACGGTCAAGGATATGTGACCTTTGCCGACAATAATTATTATGATGCCAAATCGGGGTGGGCAGTCCACTTCTTTATCAATACCTGCAGTCCCAACGGCGGGCTTATCAGCAAACGCGGTTCCAGCGGCGCAGGCTGGCAGATGGACCTGGTTGGCGGGCGTCCCGTCTTTAAGCTGTGGAATACCGACAACCAGCCGACAGTGCTGACAGCGACTTATCTGACCAAAGAGTATTATGGTTATCAGCGGCTCGATGACGGCAAGTGGTATGAACTGTCCGCTTGTGTATATACAATCAACAGTCAATTAGTTGCGACGCTGCAAGTCGGCTGTGGAGAGGTGACTGAGTCTGTGGTTGTCACAGGTGACTTTACCAATTCCGAGCCGGTCATTCTCGCAAAGACGGCGGCGGGCGGCTATCGGGGTAAAATCGACAAGCTGCGATTCTTTTCCGCTTATTTTAACAATGAATATGCGTTCATCATCGACGATTCAATTAACCCGCGTACAGGCGACAGCAGTGAGGTGATAATGTTCGCTGGCGTAGCCAGTGTCGTCTTGTTTCCATTGGGCGAAGGAACTGGCACAACGATCACCGATATTCGGGCGTCGCATTTAACCGGTACGCTGTCAGGGCTCGATCACGTCTCATGGCTGCCGTACTTTGACCCATTTCAGGATGTGTCAGTCCAGCAAAACTACCGAGGGGCAAAATGAGATACCTCCGAAAAAATACCGCCGTCACCGTCGTAGTAGGCCCCTTGGTTGATTGGGCCGATGGCAAGACGCTCCTGACCGATAATGCGACCTTTGATCCAACCAAGCTAACCTGCGAGCTGGTCAAAAACGCAACGTCGCAGATTTTAACGCTGTCGAAAACCACTGGCGATAACATTATCACCTTAACCGGGCACGGACTTGCGACCCTCACGCTCTCGGCTGCCAACACCGACACCGAAGGCAGCCTGCGAATCTCCATAACCAACGCCGTAGTCGGCGGCTATCCAACAGACTATATCCTGCCATCGCACGAGGACTACCGCATCCTATACGGCGCCATCACGGCAACACAGACGGCCACGCCCGCCTTGCCCGGCGTCTATCGCCGCGATCCGGACGGCCTTGCCAGCAACCTTAAAGAGGACACCGTCCACTTTATCGGCGGCATCGGCACCAAGGCCGGATCGGCCAACTCAGCAGGCGGCGTCACGCTGACTGCATTGGCTGCCTATCCAGACCTTGCCACGCACATGGACGCCAATGGCGGCCCAATCCAGACAAGGGTTGTGACGCCTTATGATCACCAAACTGGCTCTGGAAAATTAAAGCTGCATGGCTCTTTTAATTCTTGGATAGCGGTACCTGGCAGCCTGATTCGCTGCATCTTTGCCGATACCTATCCCAGCGGCGTGTACCGGATCACCGAGAGAACTGATTCACATATCACGCTCGATCTGGATTACATCGCCGCTCCCGCAGGGGATTCGACGATTTATATCGGCGGGGCGTTCCCCTCGATGGCAGCCGCCGTAGCCGACGACTCGACGAATGAGCTTGCAATCAACGCCACATCGTATCAGCGTCTAATGCTCACAGATTTAGATCGGTTTGTCTCCGATCCGCTCCCTGAAGGGGAATTCGTCGAAGACCCGGATGCCCCGGCGATTGTCAATATTGAAAACTGGGCCGTGGCCTCTTTGGCTGCCCTTGGCGTTTTTAAGACCGTTGGCGTCTGGAAGCATCAGATTGCCGCTGACAAAGGCGGTCTGGAAGCCTGGGATAAATACGCCCCGTTTGCGTTTGTCGGCGAAGAGCCCACCGGCCCCGACCGCGAAGGGGGTTACGATCTCAATCGCAAAATCCGCATCGTGATCCTAATCGGCCAGAAATCACACGAAGACGGCGCCGCCCGTGTCGGCGACGACCAGACGGTCGGCACCATTGAATTGCGGGATAGCGTCATCGCCGCGATAGAGGGTTCCAACCCCGGAGCATGCTGCGACGACTTCTACTATACCGGAGGCAGCGAAGTGGTCGACGCCCCGCGTAAACACGGCGTAGAACTATCCTTTGAAGCCCAGTGGATTCCAAATTAAATTGAAAATTGAGATTCATTGTCATTCCCGCGCAGGCGGGAATCCAGTTTAACTAAGAACTAAGAACTAAGAACTAAAAATCGGAGATTTTTATATGGCTACTGTAAACAAGCGTTCAAAACTGATTTTATCCAACGTCATCAACGGCGTTACCGCCGGCGGGGCCACCACCGCCCGCATCGACGCCGGATACGATGAGATCGTTAAATCCACCCCTGACGGCCTGCAGATTCCATTTGTCGAACGCGCCACACAGTTTGTTCGCGGCTCGCAGACGTGGGAGTGCTGGGCTGAGATGATCAACTTGTTAAATGGCACAGTCGGCACCAACGTGTTCTACGAACGCAAGTCCGGCGTCGCCGCCGCCACCGGATACATCAAGCATCAGCTAAACGCTCCGGTCATCCACCGGGCCAGCCTCAGCCAGTCGCAGGGTCAGTATATGACCGCCTCCGCCGAGTTTGAATGCCGTTTCGCTTCCGAAACCGCCGTGATCTCTGATGCCTGGGCGATGACCGATTCGCAGGCCGCCCCGACCTTTAACGCCGCAGCACGCGGAGGCTGGCGGATTATCTCGGCTGCCTTTACTCCATCGGGCGGTTCGGCGATCAATCTCTATCACCTGCGGTCGTTTAATTTCTCGCTGGCGATCGCCTTGGCCAAAGCCAGCAACGACTCCGACAAGGGCTATACCGCCGTCGACGCCGACCTGGAAGCGGGCATCGACGCCTCCGGCTCGCTGACGCTGGAAGATTCGACGATTACCTCCACGGTTATCCTGGCGGCAACCCTGCTGCTTGCCGCACGCGGAACGCTGGTCTTAACCGTCCAGCAGGGCGCAGGCGGAGCCAACAAGACCATCACCATCAACGGCGTCCAGTTCGGTACCGGCGGACGTTCGCTCGATGCCGGCAAAGCCTTTAATGACGGTTCAATCAGCTTTTCCGTAACCAATAACTCCACCACGCCGCTAACGCTGGCCGGAGCCAACAAGATTATCGCTTTCGCGTAAAGGATTGCTGGCCGCTGGAAGCTGGCGGCTGGAGGCTCATCATGGCCAAAGAAAAAGATTACAATATACACGTAAAAGTCCCCGGCGTCGAGCAGGCCAAAACCGATCTCGACCGCGTTTCCGCAGCCAGCCAGAAACTGACCGACACCATCGATCAGGGGAACAAAAAGCAGGCGGACGGATACGAAAAAGCCGATGCCAAATCTGAATCCTATTTTGGTAAAATTGGCAAGTGGGCGATAGGTCTTATCGGCGTTTCTAAGGCCATTGGCGAAATCACCAAGGCGATCCAGATGCAGACGGCGGCGCTCGAGGAAAATGCCCGCGTCGCCGAAAGCCAGCAAAACAGCTTATTGCGTCTTCAGTTTCTCGGCGAGTTTTTCAAAGAAAAACCCGAACTGCGGCAGGAAGTCGCTGCCTATGCCGAATATGGCCGCAGGCCCTTTGAGCAGGTTGCAGGAGCCTATTACAATCTGCGCAGCAAGGCGGGCAATCTATCCAAAGAGCAGCAGTCCTCGATCATGCAGGAGGCGCTGGAAATGGGCCGTACCGACCCGGCGGTGGAGCTTAATACCTTAGTCGATATGTTCAGCCTTTACGCCAAGCTGACCGGCGAAAAGGATATGAATAAAGTCCAGAACGTCCTTCAGAAAACCGTCGAGCAGGCTGGCAGTAACGGAGCCGATGTGGCCAACTATATGCCGCAGTTTTTGCCTATTGGTTTATCCGGCGGTCTTTCCGGAGCCCAGTCAGCGGGCCTGTGGTCGTATGTCACCACCCAGACGGCAAGTCCGTCAATTGCGACAACCGGACTGCGAGCGACATTTATGGGCCTCCAGGGCAAAGGCTCTCCGGAATCGGCCAAGATGCTGAAAAAGTATGGTGTATCCGACAACCAGAGCTTTACATATAAAATCAACACGCTGTCGGCGGCCTATAAGTCGGGAAAGTTTGACCTGGCTGCAGCCGAACAGATCGCAGGCCGCGAAGGCGCTTCGATTTTGCTATCTATGCTGCAAAATCCAGATGACATGAATAAGATCATTGGCAACGTCGTCGGCGCTGATCGCGGCGACATCGACATCACAGGATCGATGATTAATGAACTGATGGGTTCTGACCCAACCGCCCGCAGCGAAGAAAACATCCGCCTGCTAAATATCGCCATTGCCAATCAAAAGGCAAATGACCCTAAAGCATTACAAGCCGAAGAATTAAAAAGAAGAATGGAATATGATCTGCGACGCGGAGATGTTTCACCTTATAATCAGTCGCTTGCAAATAACATTGTCAATACGTTTTTGGGTTTAGGTATGGACCCTAATACTATGGCAAGTTTTGATCCAAATGATGTTGAAAGTGCAAAAAATCAAGGGATTCTTCCAAAAAATTACTTATCCGGCGGCACAACCATCATCAATAATAACAATGTCGTTTATAACCGTGGCGAGACGCCCGCCAAACCGCGTGTAACCCAAAAGGACGTCGAATAAAAATATGAGTATCAACTTTACACAAGTTTTCGGATCCGAAATCAAGGTCGGCTTTCAATGCCGCGAGCCGAACAACCAGTACGCCGGTTTTCCAGGTGCTCACGGCATTACCGGCATGATGATGGGTTCGCGTGGCTATCCGATTATCATTACCGGCCAGTTGCGGATTGGCGGCGCCAATTACCGCGCCGCCCGCACAGCGATGATTCAGCTTATCGCCAATATCGAAAAGCTCCAGTTTTACGCCGAGCAGACCTATACCTACGGCGACGAACTGTACATGTATGTCGTATTTGAAAAGCTCCAGTTGCTCGATTCCAATGGCAAGGAGTTTATGTACACCTCCGAAGGCTACTGCGTAACCCGATTTATTGCTTACTTCAGGAGCCTTCTGTAGGATGGGCTTTAGCCCATGCTGTTTTTTCTTCGAACTCCGAACTAAGAACTAAGAACTAAGAACTTTAACAATGAATAATAAGACAGATCGAAATTTCATGCTCCGCACCGCCCAGCCGCTGGTCGTTGAGGCCCGCCGCTGCACCATGACCGGCGTCGATCCTGCGTGGATAATCCTCTGGGATGTGGTGGTTGAAGAAATTGAGATCAACCATGGCGCAAAATCCAACCGGGCAACCATCCGGTTTAATTCCGTCCGCTGGAATGAGCAGCTTCCCATCACCTTCGGCTGGCAGATTCGCATCCGCACCGACCAGGTGGATGATTCGACGATTCTTTTCCACGGTTTTGCCTCTGGATATCGTCCCTCCTTTGCCGGCGGCAATGGCTCATCCGACGCCCGCGAAGAGGTCGCCGTCGAATGCCGCGACTTCCGCTGGCTTTTAGCCAAGACCTCGCCATGCTACGGCCAGTATGCTCGCGGCGTCGATGATTATAACGGAAGCACGCCGTGCAACGAGGTCACGTTCTTTTCCGCGCGAAAGCTGGTTTTTAACGCCAGTGGCAAGCCGGACAAAGACCCCACGAGTCTGACTTATTCCGTTCGCGGCGATGCGTTTACGGCACCTATTTTCGCCGACAAAAACCGCGCCGAATACTGGATGGCGGGCGAGATGATCGGGTACATATTGAACTATCTGTATAACCGCGTTTACAACATCTTCCCCATCTTAACGACTAAGTGCATCGTCCATTCAGGCGACGATTTTAACCGCGTCATCCACTCGGTTGATTGCGAGGGGATGACCATTCCGGATGCCATTGAAAAAATCTGCAAAAACATCGGCCTCACCTGGCGTGAGGAATACACCGCCGAAGGCCCGCGTTGGGTCTTCTATAAACCCGGCGAAGCGACTGGGTATCAGCGTATATCCAATCAGCAGACCATCCTGCATACCCTCCACGCTCCCGCCGTCCAGGACACCATCGATATCGCCGTGGCAGCCGGGGCCAAATTGTTAGCCGCCGCCAACTTTGCCGAGGATATCGATTCGGTGGTCAATAACCCTTGGGGCCTTGGTGATGTGCATACCTTTGAGATTACGGTTAATTTAGTTCCAGGCTGGGCCGATTCCGAATTAACCTTAGATAGCGCAAGCAGCTATGCCAACGTCTTTAAGACCGACGCCGATCTGGCGACCGAGACCAACCCCAACCAGTTCAGCTTCTTTCAGCGTTACCACGCACGCGGCAATGCGTTCCAGCGGGATATTGGCCGCAAGTGGGTCTTAAACGAAGTCGGCGCCTATTCCGGCGGCAGCTATGATCGCGGCGATACGTTTGACTTTGCCGCCGTCATCCCGGATGCCTATATCAAGGATTCCAAAACCGGAAAGCGTCTTTATGGCCCCTTTAACCGCAGGTTTTTGCCCTGTTTAACCTTCGATAAAGACTCGTTAAACAGCGTTGGAATCAAGGTTGAATTCTCCTTCGATAGCGGCTCAACTTGGCAGGTTCTGCCGGCCACCCTCTCGTCGCTGACCGCCGAGTGCGGTGTCCGCATCACCACACAGAATTTAGCCGAGTTGGTGGACTTAAATAAAAGCACGATTGCTTCCGGAACGCTGGCCGGATTTGAGCTAAATTACTTTAGCAGTCTTGCCGACGACAAGATTGCTTCCCGCGTCTTTAAAACTGGCGGCTGGAAAACCCGCGTCCGCGTCACCGCCTGCGTCGAGATGGATAACCGCCTGATCAAAGACTCCCGCCCTGCAGGCTATTCCGGAAGCCCGTTCCTTCAGGCCGCGATCTATAATTTCAAAGACCGTTACTCGCTGACCCAGCGTACCTCATCGAGCAGCTATTACGGACAAAATCTTCCCGCGTGGGAAACCGACGAGTCTGACAAGCTGGCAAAGCACATCGACGGAATCCGCCAGGCCAACGAGGATTTATCCATCAATGGCAGCTTTACCTTGGATCGTCTCTGGCTCGGTGACGGCGCCGGAGTGCCGGATTTCGCCCTCGGCGACTGCATCGAGAAGATTACAGGCCGCGAAATGAACTTTAAGACGCAGGTAGCAGGTCGGACGGTCTATCCGGAGATCATCCAGATCACCTATCTGCCCGTCCAGCAAAAACAAAAACTAATCACCCGCGACCTACGATTGGCGGAAACCGCATAATGAATACCTATATTGTATCGCTATTATTATCTTATACCTCGTTTACCGGCCAGCCGAGCTATACGCTGATTACCGACAACTGGCTCAGCCAGCACAACCTTGGCCATCGATGGCAACAGCACCAAATCCAGTACGGTGACCTAAACTTAGATGGCCAGGTTGATCAGGCCGACAGCGATCTTTATAATAGCCTGATGCCTCCGTTCGGCTGGTCAATTTCAACGACCAGTAAAGTCCACTGGTACCGGGATTGTCAGTATATCAAAGGAAAGACCGTAACACCGTGTTTGATTGACAATCGAACGTGCCTAACCTGTGTCGCCAGAAAATCGAAAATGGAAAATTGAAAATCATAAATCAAAAAAAATGTCCGCCACAATTAAAGTAAAATTCATTGTTCCGCTAACCGCCCGCCCAGGCGATATTGCGAAGCTCTATTCCAATAACGGCGACGGCGCCATCAACTTTACCTCGCCGCTGACCCAAGAGCAAATCGATTTATTCCCGCAGGGCGGCGGCAATTACGGTTTTGGTTTGGCGCCGTTTGGCGAGTTCCCCTTCGGGCTGGCCTGCTCGGTTAATACGCAGGGATTTAGCCTGCTGCCGTTTGGCTACTTCCCCTGGGGTTATGGCGGTGTGCTCATTGAGCGAACCGTAACCGTCGAAGAATGCGGAAACTGGCTGCTGGCCTTTAAGACTTTTGACGCGGCGGGCAATGAAAACGTCGGTACACCCGGCCAGGCCGCCGCCAATGTCCACGTTGCCCCTCCCGCCCCAGTTGGGCTCAAAAAGGTCAGTTACAACAAAACCACCGGCGTCCTGACGCTGGCGGTTATCGACCAAAACGCCGAACCCCGCTTCCTCTTCCCCTCGCGGATCGGCGCAGAGGCCGAAACAGGATTTGAAGGCTCAACCGCAACCCTGCCGGGGAGATTAGCCTAAAATGGGAAATGGAAAATTGAAAATTGAAAATGGTAAACCAAACTGGCCCGCAGGCCGCACAACCTCGTACCCGTGCATCAATCACGAGGATCGCGACGCATGGGTCATGGTCGGCTCAACCATGTATTGCCAGGAATGTTATCGTGTTTTAAGAAAACCTGAAAAATCATAGCTGTTTAAATATTTCGCTCTTTAAAAACTAAATAGATACAACGCCGACGCGGGCGGATTATCGGAATAACCGCCTGTCAGAGCAGATCGACCCTGCAATGACTTTATTCGCGTCGGCGCGAATAAAAATTATCGGAGAAATTGGACACCCTGATGAGTTCTTTTTTTGCCTGGATGGGCGGTAAATCCCGTATGGTTGCCACGCTGCTTAAAGCGATCCCGCCGCACGAATGTTACGTCGAAGTCTTTGCTGGAGCGGCTAACTTATTATTTGCAAAGCCGTTAAGCCCGTGCGAAGTGATCAATGACATCAATGGTGACCTGGTCAATTTGTTCCGCGTGGTCAAATACCACCGGCGTGAATTTTTGAGCCAGTTAATTTTAATGACGCACAGTCGCCGTGAGTTCTCGGACGTTAAGTCCCAGCCGGGCTTAACCGACATCCAAAAAGCAGCCCGTTTTTACCTGATTTTAAAGACTTGTTTTGGCGGAAAAGGCGGGACAACCTGCTGTAATTTTGGATATGGAACCAGCGGAAAGGCTCGGTTTAACCGCCTTAGCCTGTCTGCGGTACACCGCTGCCACAAGCGATTAAGTGGCGTTTATGTCGAGAATTTGCCTTTTGATGACTGTATTTCACGTTATGATCGCCCGCACAGCTTTTTCTACTGCGACCCTCCATATTTGGAAACAACGGGGTATCAGTCGGATTTTGGATTAGCTGATCACAAGCGGTTATGCCGCCAGTTACGGGATATAAAAGGCAAATTCCTGCTCAGTATAAACGACCACACGGAAATCCGGAGTCTTTATAAAGGTCTGACGATCCGTCCGATTCAAGTTCGATATACCGTTTCCCGCGACAAGTCGGATCAGGCGACCTGTCGCAAAGAATTACTGATTGCAAACTATCCGCTGCCCCGCAGCGTTTAATAAATTTCGCTCTTTGCAGAAAAATGACGAATATGTCCCGGCGCAGATCACCGGAGAGAGTTTGGCAGCCGACGAGGCTTGTGCTCACAATGCTACGCCCAATGTAGCAAATGCTACGCGGAATGTAGCATTTTAATAAAAAATGGAGCAAAACCTCGCCGGAGTAAGTTTGCGCATAGGCCTTTATTGGATTTAAAACATCCATAATAACGCGCACGTTGAGCGCACGCGCGCACACCCCATCAGCGTGCGCGGAGGTCTTTTTAAAATGGTCAAAAATCGCCATAAGTAGTAGTTTTAAAGCGGGTTTAAACGATGTGATAAAAAATACTGAAAAATGCCATATAGCTTTCGCTGAAAATTGAAATCTGAATTCTTCGCCATCTTGCCCCGATTTTATTTAGCCCCGCCAAAACCCTGTAAATCCCGTCTAACAGCCCCGTAAACCGCTTTTTCCCGCCCATTCCCGCCCATTCCCGCAAAGGTGTGCGCTTTGCCATTTCCCCTTGCGCTTAACAGACAGTATGATAAATATCGGAAATCACAATTATCGATATGGACCT